TTATAAGGTACGTATGTGTTAAAAGGCAACTCGAATTTCACTACTCCGTTTAACCATGTATCAATCTCTAGTTGCTTTTCACCATAACTAATACCAGCTAAGTCCTTATATTTCGTGTTTAAATAGTCTTTCTCATCACTAAATCGGTATGAGTATACATTACCTTCAACTAAGCTATTTGATTGTATTGTGATGTCTTTATTTTCATCTATTAAATCAGTCCAATTATCGTAATCTTCCTGTGGTAAATAGTAGTTTACGAATGAATCAATGTAAATTGTTGACTTATTAGTTACAGGATCGTAAATAGGATCGGACATATAAGCATAAAACAAGTTTAAAATACCCTTTAAAAACTCTGAACACTTAATATCAGGGATTGCACTCGATAAAGTTACGGGTGAATTGTCAGTTAATATAGCAGAATTATCAGCAATTAAATTAATATCTGTATTTGAAAAGTTCAAACTAAAATTTTGTGCATTCGTATAACCATTTGAAGTACAGCCACCAGCAAATATAAGCTCTAAATACACCTCTTGACCAGCTTTAATATCTAAGTTAGTATTAAATGAAATACTTGTGATTACGTCAACTAATTGTTTCCATTGATATCTGTAAACTTGTTGACCATCTACATAAACAATCACTTCATTAAAAGTGTCAAATGTGATAGGCTTGTAACCAAGAGGAATAGAAGTATTATAAACCGAATCACTTGAAAATGTTAGTTTGTACTTTCCTGGAATATTCATCTTAATACGCCCCGTATTTTGATTTAATACGTTAGCATCGTAAGTAGGCGTAAAAACAAACTCATCTAATATGTTAGATTGAGTTGCAAATTTATAAACACCACCGCTATTTTTTGAAGGAAAAAAACCAAAACTTGTAGCATCGTTTATTAATACTTGAGATTGATTTATTTGGTCTGCATTTAGCTTTAATTGTTCACCACCACCAAAACCATAAATCAGTTTCTTCATGTTTTCGTTATCGAAAAAAGTAGTAGTATAATCTACTTCAATATTTGTACCCTCAAGTGCAAAGTCTAACATTTTCTTAACCGCCTCTTTTACGTATATGAAAGGGTATAATTGATTAATTCTAAAATTCAAAGGTGAATTACCAACCATGTTGTATCCATAGTCTACAAGTGGATAAATATATCCGTATGATTTAGGTTGATACCCTCTAGAATCAGCACCAAAGTTTCTATTATCTACATCATTTAGTTTAATACCCTCACTCCATGAATTAATAACGTTAGTTCTCGTTAGTAAGTGATCGTACTCAGACCAATTCAACTCGTTTAGTTTCTTATCTTTTAACTTAGCAAATATATCTACAGCATCACTTAACAGGTTACAATCAAAGGTATAGTTACCATTTAATATCTTAACCTCGTTTAGTTTGAATTTGCCTCTAAACACTAATAAGTCATTCTTAAAAAACTCACAATCGTATCTTAAGTTCGGTGTGAATTGAATATTTGTACTTTCCTCAATACTTATATCCAACGAATAAGCCGCAATAAAGAAAGCCATGTTATTACTTGTACCCTCAAGCGTTAAAGTCTTTGAGAATGAACGTTTTCGTTTCTCAGGTTCTTTAATATCCGTTATTGAAAGGTTTAAAGGTACTGCAATACTTTCTGAAAGGTCTATTTCGTAACCATTAACTACTAACCTACTATTCATAATGAAATACTTTTATAATCTGTAAACTCAATATTTATAACTTCATTAAATAACTCATCGTGTTCAAATTGTTTTATTTGGTAACTCGAATCTGTTACTACTACGTTTTCCATTTCCGTACCTTCATTAAGATAAATCAAAGGACTTTCGTATAATTGTACTAACCAATTTTGAACGGTCTCATTTAACCAGTCAGAGGACAGCTCTAATTGTTTAGTAATAGTTTTAAGATAGTCTATTTTACCAAACGTGTTATTATTGACATTATAACTATTGCTTATTGCATTCCATTCACCTTGCTTTTTACTATACGATTTACTTTCAATCTTAGCTTTATATCTCGAATTATATGTAAATCTAAAATTGTCATACGATCCGTATTTATTTAACCATAAAATATTAGCTCCATTGTCGAAACAAACGTCTGAGAAAGTAACGGTGTACCTCGCAGAATTTAAAGTAAGTCCAAAGCTATCAGATAAAAAGAACTCCACAGCGACACAATTGTCATAAGTTGATTGTATTATGTCACCTCTATCTAAAAGCTCTAGCATATTCAATCTATAAGCCCCTACAGTACCATGATTTGCTAACGGTATAGTAATGGTTAAAGAAGTGATTGTTGCACTACTAGAATTTAGAAATTTAACCCTAACAGTATAATCAGTTCCTAAACCTTCAATCCAACTTAATATCGTTGTATCATCTTTTTTTGTGGTTTCTTCATATCTTCTAATCGAACCAATCACAACGGATGGTTTATCAGTTAAAAAGTAACTTTCATTATTCCCTATTTGATAAGCTGTATAGTCCCAGTTTGCAAATTCTTTACGATTTAAAGACGCTTTAAACACATATGATAGTGAACTTGTAGTTAATGTAGATACGTTTACTGTAGGGTCTGTATTTGCACTTAAAGAATATTTTTCTATTACTTCAATATAACATTCCCTCCAATTAGATGGATCATACCAACCTTTATAAGTTGTGCCTACTGGATGAGATACTGAATGATTACTAATAAACGACCTTATTTTATCACTTATCTCTAATTTACCAAAGTAAAAAGAACCATCGTAAAGCTCAGGGTATACTTCAAACGTGCCTATTTCACCACCAGAATAGACTTTAACTATAAAAGATACATTGAATTTGTCAACTCCAGAAACATCGTCTTGTTGTTTAAAAACATATACGATAGGGTTGTCACTTGGTGTGATTAATTGTGGCGTTTGTGTTATTGTTATAGCCATTATTTAGGTTTTTTAATTACTATTCTTATTGCTGCACCTACTAGGTCGCTAACTCTTTGACTCATCTCATCTACTCTTTGCTCTGTTAGTACCTTATCAAAGAAGTGAGTGGCTTCAATCCCTTTCATTCGTACGCTGTTAACTATCATTCCTGCTAATTGTTCACGTGTTATTCCATCTTCTTTTGGAACTATACCTTTATCCCCTATCCATTTATAAATAGCCTCGTAAAATGATAAATCTCCTTTTGGCGCACGTCCATGAGTTGGTGCGCCTCGATTAACTTTAATACCATTTACACCGTAGTTAATATACTTCCAGTGGTTTTCTGCTGTAGTCGCTATTAAGTTCTCAGAAAGTTTTAAAGGCTCTAATGATTGAGCAAGTTTACCCGTTGCGTATGGTTTGTGACCTTTTGAGTTTGGCGTTTCTAATTGCTTTCTCCAATCTGCTATTAGTTCATTTGTAAGCTCTAACAATAGATTAGTCATAGGACTATCGGAAGTATTCTTTAAAATATCTTCAGCTCTACCAAAATCTAAACCTGCTGCTATATCACCTTCGCTCACGTTGGATTGTTTTTATTTCTTGTTCTTTGGTAAAGTTAATAAATTTTAACCTATGATTGAAAGTAAATATATTCCATTTAACGATTTGCTCCCACGTTTGATTATATTCCTTACTCAGATAGTGGATTAGTTTCTCCCAAACAAACCTCTCACTGCCTTTATCAGGTTTATCCTTATCTTCTTGTTTACCGTATAACTGCTCATTAATTCGATTGATTGTCGCAAAAAAAAACTAACTAGATTAAGATAGTCGGGTAGTGGTAAGTGTTCTTCAAAGAGTTTTGCACGTTCTTGATTGCTATACCTCATGTTTAAATTCTCATCAAGTTCACCGTATGTAGTACCCTTTTCGATATACATTAAACTTGCAAGTCTACTCGGATCGTTTTGTAAATCTGAGTTACTAATATCAATGTGCCAACCAATACCAACCTTTGAAGGATCAACTAATAAATAACTCACTCCATTGATTGTTATTTCTTCTTTTGGTTTAGTCAATTGAAAGTCTTTAAACAACCCTATACAGTGTTCATGAATCTTTCGTAACTCCGATATATTAACCTTGTTTAAATCGTTTCTTTTAGCTCCTGTAATTAAACATATAAACTCTATGATTGTACATAAGTCCATTGCCTTTTGATACTTTTCATTCGTTAAAGCTTTAAGATGTTTAATCCTTAAATCGTTTAATGTTTTCGGTGCTTTAATATTAATATACTTCAAAATAGCCATATTGATTTTTCTTTATTGATTGTACTGCAAGTGCCAAACTCATTACACCGTCATCGTGTACGCCTTGTGGTGCGCCATATTGTACCCTTCTAGTTTTTTCATTGTAAATATAAGTAAATGCATTTAATTCATCTACTAACCAATTTTCATTTAGTATTCCGATATCCTTATTCTCAAAGTGTACTGCTAAATCTTCAATCATAATTGGTTTAGTTGCTGTTGTGGTTACATAGGGCTGTACGTTGTTATATACTTTATTCTGTAACATCTCGAAAAATACATCCCCTTGGTTATTTACTTCCACAAATATCTCAGCGTTGTATTCCCTTATCTTTGTCGCAACCTCATCTATTATCTTACTCCATTCCTGTTGCCTCCACCTTTGAACATATACCATTTGATAGTTCTTGTTTAGAATAGTGAGTACAGTGTAATCATCTGCTCTACCTATATCTAGACCTCCAAATAACTTTTGAGTACGCTCAGCGGTCTTAATTACGCAACTATCCACGTTCTTGAATAGTCCACTAGCATTATCAATAAACTTCGCTAAATATTCCTGTTCAAATATATGTTTAGGTAGTGAACGTTTACGCTCTTCTAAGTCCTCCGCATCAATCATAGGATTATCATAACTTGAATAATGGAAGTATTTATAACGATTATCGTAGTTAGGTTGTAAGGATAGTTGGTAAAAATGATTCTTACCTTTTGGAGTGGATATAAAGATTACTTTCTTTCCCTTAACAAGGACCGTTGCACTTAACACTTCGGACCATAACTCTGGACGTGTGAAAGCCATCTCATCTACTATCAAATAATCAAAGGTATTCCCTCGAATGTTGTCGGGTCTTTCACCCGAAAAGAATTGTATCTGAGAATTAAAACCGCTTATCGTTAAGTCGGATCTATTATACTCGAATAGGCCACTTGATTTAGTGACTTTTTCCATTTCATCAAATACTTTCTTTGACTGCTTGTAGATAGGTGTAACCCATGCAATATTGCACCCTTTGTGATTGATAGCCCAATATAACATTTGATTAATACCTAGCATTGTTTTACCAAATTGTCGACCAATGTTTAGGATATAATATTTATAACTCTCATTGATTATAGAGTTATGAATTTCTTTTTGTTTCGTGTGCGGTTTATAGCCCTTAATCGTTGACATCGAAATCAAATCTTTCTACAGTCTTATTTTCATTTTGAGTTTTCTCAGCAAGCCCATTTAAACGTTGTGTAATGCTAGGGTTGTAGAAACCTAATAAGCCACCAACTATCTGATCTTCTCTTATTTCTTCTCTTATCGCACGACAGATACCAACGAAGTCATCGTAATAATTACTTTGATTTGAAAAATATTGTTCTACTTCTCCATAATTTTCACGACAAAATCTTTTGAATCCCTCTAACGTGTAAGGTACTTTTTGAGCATCGGCTACTCTTTCACCATCCTTACCTACATATTGAATCTTAAGCCACTTATTAGCCTCTTTGGTTAAATACTCTTTGTATTCGCTCCATGCTTTTTGTAGGTCTTTATCTTCTTTAAAAATTCTAGTTGGGTGCATATTAATAATATTGTTTTGCGTATTCTTCAGCCTCCTCTAATATTTTAAATCCTTTATCAACTACACCTTTTTTACAAACTCTATATGCACCTCTATTTTTATGTACATATCTAGCTAATTTATTTTTACTTCCATTTAAATTAAATCTATGTATTTGATTTTCGCTATTAGTTACCCATTCTAGATTTTCTACATTATTATTTAATCCATCACCATCAATATGGTTCACTTGTGGTTTATTGTTTGAATTTTCAATAAAATGAATTGCAACTAGTCTATGAGTGTAATACCATTTACCATCTAATTTAACTCTTTTGTATTTTACTTTGCGGTCTGTAGTTAATATTTGTTGTTTTAAAAAATTAGGAGTTTCATATAATTCATTACTATTTCGTTTTCTAAAAGAGGCTACTTCTCCATTGCTATAAACTATATAGTTTTTATGATTAATTATATTTCTAAATTCTAATTCTTTCATTACGCTTTTGGTTTTCTTGGCTTTCTTACTTTCTTAATTGCCTCTTGAGTCTCATATGCTAGTTTAGTTGCCTCTGAGAATAGATTACTCCAATTCTTAAGAATCTTCAATCCTGTTTCTAAACAACCAGCACAACCCTTAGTAAGTGGCTTCTTTGTTATCTCTGCATATACTTCAGAAAGTAATAAGAATTCTTCGTTAGTATATTTAATTTGCGGTTTATCGATTAAGTCCTTTACCTTTAAAAAACTTTCGTATGCTTGTTTACTTATTATCATAGAATTTAATTATTAAAAAGACTGCTAACGGTGTTAGGTAGTCATGAGTGAATAAACTTATTATCGCTGCTGTCCAAAAACTAAAACATGGAAAGCAATCTAGTACTTTAATTGGTTTACTTATTCTTGTCCCTGTCCATTTTCTTACATAGTAACCGAAATTAAGTTCTTGGTGAATTATGAAAGCAACGAAAAGACTTATAATGATATTTGTCATATAGATTTAAATTAGAAAAGGGCAACGCCTCGCTTGGCCGACTACCCTTTCACAAATATAATAATTTATTTTAAAATGGAAGATCTCCAGATTGATTTACTTCTTGTACTTCTTCCTTTACTACTGGTTTAATAGTTTCATCTTGGTAATTCATTTTCCATACTTCCAAAGTATTAAAATATTTTGTTTCACCTTGTGGATTTACCCATTCTCTACCTCTTAGATTATAAGCAAGTGTTACTTTATCACCAGCTTTAAAAATATTCACTAAATCACAATTATCTTGTGAAAGTTGGAATAATACGTCTTGAGGGTATTTATCCTCTGTAGTTAAGACAAATTCTCTTTTCTTGTATTTTTCACTTACTACTTGTGTTACTTTGATTTCTTTAATCGTTCCTTTTACTTCTGTACTCATGTTTTTTAGTTTAAATTTATTCTACTTATATACAGCTCCTCTTGAGCATCTTTTATTATTTCTAGTGCTTCTAATATCTCGATATCTTCAGTCACTAATTCAGAATTCAGATCTCCGAACTCGTCCTCTTCTATGGTTAATATTATTTTCATTCTTTAAATTTAATTAAATAAGGGTAGGTAGTAGAATGCAGTCATTAACTTTCGTTTGTACACAACGCCACCTGTTTAAAACTCACTGCCTCGCTCCCTTATTACTTATTTAACTACTCCTAACAGTTGATAAAAGCCATTAAAACGGCTCTTATCTTTGTGTTATGTACAATATGGCTTAACATTCTCGCTTCGATTAATATTTATCGTAGGAAAAAGAAAAGCCAACCGCACTTTTAAAATAATTCTGTTTGAATACTTGGTTTATAACTTGCATCATATCTGACATTTTCGCCTTTTGGGTATGGTTTTGATTCAAATAATTTACTATTCATTATCTCTTTTTTTTGTTTTTTATTAGCCAATACATAAACATACCTATATTTTGGCTCTCGCCTAACTTGATACAATTGGTCTCCATACTTTTCTTTTAACTTTTCAATTCTATCTTCTGTAAATGCAAACTCATCCATTAAAGTTCTACTATGTATATGTTCTTTTCCTTTCAATTTCCAATCCAATTGAGTATGACTTTCTCCAGTAAATATAAAATTAGTTGCTTGGTAAATATAGCCATTATGCCCGAATGATTTATCTGCATAACTTACAATTATTAATGGTTTTGGAAGTAGCTTAAAAGATTCAGCCACAAAAAAAGATGTTGCGTTTTTATCTAAATCATCATTCGTACATAATCTATTTAATTCGTAAACCAAAGCCATATACTTTTCCCCAAATAATGATTTTTTCATTGTCAAAGGAACTGCATTACCAAAAGTAATAACACCAACTAATAAATTGTTTTTGTATAGACCAAATGAATAAGTAAATGATGTCATTCTATGTAAGTAGTGTTTCTTCAATAACCATTCTTTACATTGGTCTGTTGATACACTTTTGACATTATATTTATCTTTTATTGCCATCGCTCTTTTCTTTTTTAAATTATTACTCTATTTTAGTTTATCGTTTAACTCGCCATACTGATACATAACAGCAATTTGGCGAAAAAACGTACACATCCAAGGTTCGCCAAGTTGCAAAACGTTAGTAGTAATTAACTACCACAATTTTCGCAAACATAATCATCATTTGACTCATACTGTTCAATCGTTATTCCAGACAGTTTTGCGAGTTCTTTTTTTAACTCATAAATCTCTGCTTGTACCTCACAATCTTCTAACAGGTTGCCCGTTATTTCCGCTCTTAAGTTATCGATTAAGTCTTTTAATTCTTTTTCTCTAGTTTCCATCTTCGTTTTCGTTGTTTTTTGATTTGTTTATTTCTAATCTAAAGTGACACCTTGAGTGTCTTAACTTTATTCTTTTTAACCTTAGTTCTCGCTTTGAGAGTTTTGGTTTAATATTTCTTATCATGAAGTCTAGGTCTTGATTTATTGTATTCCATTTTAAGTTCAACGTGTTTCTGTAAGTCTATACCATAATACTCGCACATATCTAAGATACGAATAAAAGCATCTGCTATCTCATCTTGTACCGTATCTTTCACGTATTTTTTAAAGCACGTTTCAAAGTCAAATGTTTCGTTTACCATTACTTCATTGAACGCTTTAATATCACACCAATCATTCTGGCGGTGTGCTTCTATACATTCACCTAACTCTGAAACAACCAGCATTAACGATGTTCCGAAGTTTTGACCTTTGTCATAAAATCCCTTGCTTATTGCATTTTTATGGATTTGTTTTTGTAGTTCTCTAATCATTTTTATTTCCATTTAATTATTGATACTCGGACATTTATGCGTCCATCTTCTAACTTTGCTATTTTCTTGAATGCTCCTTTTGATAAGTCGATTACATTATCTTTCATTTTTCCACAATCATTTACTCGTACTATAACCGATCGTTTATTCTCCTTGTTAGTCACTTTTAGTATTGCACCAATAGGGAATTTGTTACTAGCACAAGTCATTTCGTTACTTTTAAAGACCTCACCGCTTTTGGTGATGTTACCTGGTAAGTTATACCAGGTACTTTCGTAAAATGAAGTTAAGCAAAAGAAACAAATTATTCCAATTATTGTTCTCATAACCATTCATTATTAATATTTCCTAAAGCATAAGTTTCTCCAGCTTTTAAAATGTTATTGCTTATTAACCATTCTTTAGCTCTATACTCGCTTTCAAACCTTTGCTCTAGTTGATCTATACATTCGCCATTTTCAAACAACATCACGTAAATTGGTTTATCGGTATAATTATCTCCAAGGGCTTCTATGTAATTACGTCTCCTTAACATTTCTTTATCTGACTCCATGTTCTTTCAAATTTTTAATTAAACATTCTAGTTCTGTATTTCTTTTGTTGTATTGCGTTTTAAAAACAACGTCATCTAATACAGATTCTAACATACTTATCACTCCTTTAGTTGGAATAGTTGAAGCCTCCTCAGACTTCAACATATTAATATATCTAGTTATTAGGCTTGTCACATCCATATCCTTGATAGTTGTGCCAGTAGTATTCGTATTCTTCATAGTCGATGTCATAATTAGTTTCCATTTAATACTTCGTTTAATTCTACTTCCTGCGAAGGTGTAAGTGTGAAAGTTTCTTTCAACTTCGCTACTATTTCAACTTCTCCGTTAATGATTCTTTCAAGTGCTTGGCTAAAACCTTTGTCGTTCAATGTTGGCTTAACCTTAGTAATGTTTTGACTCGCTGTATTCCCATCGTCATCAGTTACCTCCAAACTTAAAGCACTCTGTAAACTATACCTGCGGTAGTACGTTATTTGGCTACCTCTTTGCTGTGGGTTAAGGTTACCATCTAATTCAATTATAGACTCAATCTTTTCACCTGTTTCAACGTCAATTATCTGAGTAATCACTTTGTTGTTTATGATAGGCTGTAATAATAACAAACCGTTTTCTAATAGAACAGGCTCAACAACTTCTAACAATGCATTAATATCTGCATAAGTGTTTTTGAAGTGTCCGTTCTTCATTGTCTTTTTTACTTTGCCAATATTACGCTTGGCATTAAGTAACTTTTCGTAAATTTTCATCTTTCTTTATTTTTAAATTATATTCAAATATAATAATAAATAACT